CCAGGATCTGCTGATAGTCGCGCAGCTGGTCAGAGGTGGACTTGCGCTGGCTGTCGAGCTCGCTGGTGATGTTGCCGAGCTCAGACTGGCGCGAGGCGATCAGATCGCCCAGCGCTGCGGTGGTGCCAGCGCCGCGGTTGGCGCCGATGGCTGCGCTGAGGCTGCGGCCTGCAGCCGCTACACCGGGCAGGCCGGGGGTCGCCGTGTTCCCGGCGGGGGCGCCGACCAGCATCCGGGCGCTGCCGTTGCGGGATGCCGCCATCGCGGCCGGCAGGTAGTCCTTGTAGGCGCCGGAGCGGTAGACGGACCAGGCGCCGAAGCCCTGGCTGCCGAACACCTGCCGGGCTGCGTTGGCGTTGGTGGCCGGATCGAACAGCGCCTCGTTGTTGCCGATGCCAAACGCGCGCCGACGCTGCGGACCCATGCCGCCCAGCATGTTGATCTGCCACAGGCCGTAGCTCTTGTCGCCGGTGGCTGCGTTGCCGTTGAAGGCGCTGCTGCGGCCGCCGGACTCGGCCATCGCGATGGCTGCCATGATCGCCGCATCCTGCCCGCGGAACCCGGCAGAGCGTGCCAATGCCACCAGGTTGCCGACGCCGAGCTGGCCGCGGCCCACAGAGCCAGGGGATGCCGTGCCACCGCCGAGCTCGCCGGCTGCTTCCCTGGCACCGGCGACCATCTTCTGCGCCATCTTGTCGGCTGCATCCTGCAGGATGTCGCTGATCCCGCGCGCGACGCTGATCTTGTAATCCTCGATCGTGCGCTCCAGCTGCACCTTGCGATCGGTGGCCTGCTGCTCGATCTGGATCTTCTGCTCGGTGAACCGGCGCGTGGCTTCGTTGAGCCGTGCCTGCGTGTCGAGCGCATCGGTGCCGAGTCCAGCGCCGCGGAGCCGCTGCCGTTCGCGTTCAAATGCCGCATCCTGCTCCTGCGCCGCAATCCGCCGGCGGGCCTCAGCGGTGCTGCGCTCCAGTTCCATCCGCTGGTCGCCGAGGTCACGCTCGAGGTCAGCCGCACGGCGGATCGACTGCTCGCGGAAGTCCGCCAGCCGCTTCTCCATGTCCTCGCGGATCTTCAGCTGATCGGCCAGGTTCTTCTTGGCCTTTTCCATCGCCGACCGTTCGGCCGCAGATGCCCGTTCGTTCGCGGCACGTTGCTGCGCCTCCCGCTGGCTGTCGCTGACCTGATCGGCCGGCCGGGTCTGCTGCTGCAGCAGCTGCTGATAGATCTCCTGCTCGCGCTTCAGCAGGAACTGGTTTTTCGATCCTTGCTGGAACAGCGAGAAGATGCCGAACTTGTCGTTCGTCTCGCGCGCCGCTTGCTGGTTCGCCTGCACCCGCAGCTGGGCACGCCGGCCTGCTTCACCGTTGCCGGTAATGCCGCCCAGCACGTCGCTGGCCTCCTTGAGCGCGCCGGTGAAGTTGCGCAGCAGGCTGATCGCTGTGGGGCCGAAGATCCGCGCCAGCTCGATGCCGAGCTCCTGCGTGGCAACCTGGAAATCCTTGACCGCCTGCTGGCCGGTCTGGAACTGCTCGTTCAGCTTGCCCAGCTGTGTGTCCTGCAGCTTGCCCAGCGCACGCAGCACCACGTCGGTGGTGACCTTGCCCTCTGAAGCCAGATCCTTCAGCTCGCCGATCGTGACGCCGAGCTCCTTTGCGATCGCCTGAGCGGCCAGCGGGGCCTGCTCACGGATCGAGCGCAGTTCTTCACCCTGCAGCACGCCAGACGCAAGGCCCTGCTTCAGCTGAATCAGCGCGTTGCTGGTTTCCTGCGCCGTGGCGCCACTGTTGCGGGCCGCGGCAGAGAAGCCGATGAAAGCCTTCTCAAGCTCCTGCAGCGTGATGCCGGTGGGGCGCAGCGAGGCGTAGAGACTCGCAAAGCTGTCCTGCGCTTCCGTGTTGCTGAGCCGCAGCGTCTTGGCTATCCGATCGGTGGCAGCCAGCGCCGCGTTGTACTCGCCGAACTCATCGGTGAGCGCTCGGAGCCGAACCTGCGCGCTTTCCGCGTCCAGACCGACTTGCACAGCGCCCTGCGCGCCCCGTCGGGCCAGGTCAGCGCCTTGGACAGCCAAAGCACCCGCAACGCCGCCTGCAGCGCCTGCTAGCAGCGCCCCACCGCGCGATAGGCCGCCGCTCCTGTCTGCCGTTGACTGGAAACGCCGCAGCCGCGCCTCGGCCGCCTCGATGTCGCGGGTTAGCAGCTTGAATTTGCGGCTGCCGAAGTCGGCCTGGTCCCGCAAGGCCCGCAGAGCGGTTGTGGTTTTCTGAAGGCCTGCGATCGTGTTGTTCGATGCGCTGCCCAGCACCTTCGTGGCGGTGTAGAGCTGATCGAGGGATCGCTTGCTGACGTTGCTCTGCTGGCTGAGGCCTTGCAGCCCGCGCTTCAGCTGATCGAGGCCCGTGCCCTCCAGCTTCGCGGTGAACTTGATCGCCGTGTCGAGGGTCATCGCCATGGCTCAGCCCTCCCGGTTCATCGCTGCCAGCGCCGCGCCTTCCATCACCTGCAGATCCTCCAGGAGCGCGCGCTGGTCTTGCACTGAGTACATCTTAAAGAGCCAGGGCAGCACCGAGTAATCGAGGCCGATGGCCCCGCCAGCACTGGTACGCCACTGCGTCTGCACCCGGCACCACATGTCGATCGCGTCCCAGTTCTCCGGCCACACCTCGAACCTATCCGGCTCGGGCTGCTCGATGATCACGCCGAAAGCGGCAGCGTCATCGTCCAGCTGCTTGCCGCTGTCTTTCCCGCCGCCGGCCCAGTGCTCGGCGGCGGCAATCAGTTTTTTCTCTTGCCCTTGCTCAGGCTGTCCAGCCAGCTGCTGACCACGGCCGCGGCCACCAGGGGCACATTCAACAGGTCGGCCTTGGCCTTCTCGCTGAATGGCACCTCGCCGTTCTTGCCGTCTTGGATGCCGCTCCAGCCAACCAGCACCTGATCGCAGAGCTCATCGTCGGTCAGGTCGCCAGACTGAATCTGGTCCCAGATCTCGCGGATCCGCGCCTGAGGCAGACGCTTGAACTCGGCGTCGAAGGTCTGTTTGTCAAACCGGCCACCGTCGATGGGGAACTCGACGCTGACCGGCCAGGTGTACGACTCGCTCTGAGACAGAACGAATGCCATGCAGGGCTCCTATCAGGTGAAGGCCAGGGAGAACTCGTTGTTGCCGGCCGTCGTGGGCAGAGCCACGTAGGGCAGGTTCAGCATGGCGATGCCGTCCTGCTCGGAATAGGTCGGCTGAGTCACGTCTGCCTGGGATGCCGTGAAGGTTACGCGGTTCCCGGCAGTGGTGCCATGCAGGAAGGCGAGGTTCCCGGTGGCTGAGCCAAGTGCCAGGGTGAAGTAGTCCTTCGTGGCGATGGTCGGAGCTTCGATCACCACTTCACCGGCCGGCTTGCGGTCGGTGATGATCACCTCTTTCGTGCAGCCCACCAGCTCGCGGTAGACGATCTCATTGGCCAGGTTGAAGGTGACCGAGCTCAGGCATCCGCTGTAGGAGAAGAACTGGAACGCCGAGGTGTTGCCGTCCTTGAAGATCAGCGGGGTGGCCTGCGCGGCGTAGGTCACTGCCGGCTGCGCAGTATCGGTCGGGGCGTTGTAAATGCCCGTCATCTCGAACTGCAGCGTCGGGATCTGACCCAGCTGGCAGTTCATCGACACGGTGCCGCGAACGCCGGTCAGTTTGTGCTGCACGCCGTCGATGTTGTAGACGATCGTGCAGCTGCTGAAGGTGGCGCTCACCGGCGCATAGGTCACCGAGGTGGAGGCCACCACCGTGCCAGACATGCCGCAGGACTTCAGCAGCGCGTCATAGCGGGGAGCAGTGCCAGCGGTGCCAGAACCGGCCAGCTCCAGCTCGAAGCTGCAGCGCACGCGAGGGTTGGCCAGCAGCGCGTCGCTGTTGCCGAGATAGGGACGGATCAGGTCGCGGGAGACCACATCGGCCTCGAGCGGGGTCACCTCCAACGAGCGCACCAGCACCGCATCGGTGCCGGCAGGAACGCT